ATAAGTTTTAGACCTGATGAAAATAAGGGACCAGTTGTAGTTTTAATAGGTAGAAGAGATACTGGTAAAAGTTATTTAGTGCGTGATTTACTATATCATCATCAAGATATACCTATTGGTACTGTTATATCAGGTACAGAAGCTGGTAATGGTTTCTTTAGTTCGCATGTTCCAAAACTATTTATTCATGATGAATATAATACAGCAATTATAGAAAATATTCTGAAGCGGCAGAAAACAGTGCTGAAACAGATAAAGAAAGAAATGGAAGTATATAAAAGAACAAATATAGATCCAAGGGCGTTTGTTATATTAGATGATTGTTTATATGATAATAAATGGACGAAAGATAAAATGATGCGTTTGCTTTTTATGAATGGACGGCATTGGAAAATAATGTTGATTATTACCATGCAATATCCATTAGGTATTCCACCTAACTTAAGAACCAATATTGATTATGTCTTTATATTAAGAGAACCATATATTGCAAATAGAAAGAGAATATGGGAAAATTATGCAGGTATGTTTCCTACATTTGAGTCTTTTGCACAAGTTATGGATCAATGTACTGAAAATTTTGAATGTTTAGTAATTAATAATAATTCGAAATCTAATAAATTAAATGATCAGGTGTTTTGGTATAAAGCTGCAAATCACGGAGATTTTAAATTAGGATCTAAAGAATTTTGGGAAATTTCAAAAGATATTAATTCAGACGACGAAGAGGAAACATATGATCCGGGTAGTGTACAAAAGCGTGGAGCTGGTCCTAAGATACAAGTAAAAAAAAGTAAATGGTAAATCGATAATTATTTTTTTTGTATTGTTATTATACAATGAGTAATAACAATATAAATAATGATACTTCTGGTAATAATGATACTTCTGGTAATACTATTATTCCTGAAAGTAATACAAACGCAACTGATGTTTTAAACGTTGAAATGAATTACAATTTAAATACAGGATCATCTAATTTATTAAGTAATACAATTGTTGATGATATTCCTAATACAAATCCTAAAAATAAAGAGTCAAGAGAATTTGTTATTTTTAAAAATGAATTAGAATCACTTATCAATAATAATTTATATATATTAAAAGAATGCAAAGCAAATAAACGACTATTAGATATTAAATATTCAGAATTAAATACAAAAATTAATTATATACAAATTTCGGTTATTGTATTATCTACATTATCAGGTTTCTTACAATCTACCAAAGAATACTTTGTAACCCCTGAATCCGCCGTATCTGTTACTGGTATATCAATTTCTACATATATTAGCTTAATTCTCTCTGTATCAAAATATTACAAATTTGATGAGAAAAAAGAGTCTATTCATAATCTCAGGGAAAAATACGGTGCATTACATAATAAAATTGAATTTAGAATGGATATATTAGGGCCATATACCAATTATAAATTATGGGAACATCAGGATCATAAACTAAAATTAGAGGAATGGAACAATCTTAAAAAAACTATGGAAGAAGAGTATATTGGTTTAGTTGAAACAAAACAATCACTTACAACTGACTTTGAATCAATTATGGATTCTAAGTCTAGAAATAAAAATTATATTAGAGATAAAAAATTGGTATTAGGTAATAGACGACAATTAATGTCTACTCTAAAACAACATAAACAATTAGAAGAAACTATTAAAAGGGAAGATATACCTACTACATTTGACAGTCTTATACAATTACCGGACGACGATTTAAACAACTGGGATGACCCAGTTTAAATTCTCAAATGATATAAATCTGTTAAAAATATATAACTAATAATTATATATTTTTAATATTCATATAGACAATTTTTACACACCAAATAACTTTCTCCATACAGACCAGGATCGCGTTGTCGTTCAAAATCATGTGTGCATTTCTTTATTATTAATTTATCAATTTCTTCAATTTCTTTATTAATAATTATAATTTTTCCTTTATACTCATCCATCTCATTCCTTAAATTTTTTTTCATATCTTCTTCTTCTTTCGACCCCACTACCATTTTAAATAAAGTACAAATATTTCTTTAAACTATTTATTTTTCTGAAATAGAAATATCAATTGTATTTGCCTCTTTAACTGAAGTTAATTCACTTAGTCCATGATCAGTATTTTCACTAGTCACAATATTTTCACCTTCAAATAGTTCTTTTCTTACATCCTCAATACTAGTTACATTTCCTGTATCTTGGGTAATAGTATTTGCAATTGATACTAAGTCTCCGTTTTCGTTAATAGTTTGAGTTAATTTATTTCCACTTTCAGCAGCTTTCTTTTTATTATCTTCTATAGCCTTTTCTTTTGATTCCTTAACTCTAGCGTCAAATTCATTCTTAGCTTTGGCTTCATTCTTTTGTTTCTCACTCATTAACTCGTTCAGGGTCTCTTCCATGTACTCTACACGACCTGTCTTATAAGCTTCGGGATGGAATGGAACCCAAATTCCAACTGGTCCTACATATACATCATGATTAGGATCATTTTGTCTTAGCATCTTACATCTTAACTCGGCCTCTTGTTGAGTTGGAAAGACACCTCTTACTTTAATTCCACGAATAGATGTTTGGAAGTTATGTTTTTCACCAAATTCCTTAGTTAATCTATCTTCATGTTCGTCTAAGAAATTTTTATAATCATCTTCAATTCTAGTTGCAATTAATTTATCCTTTTCATCTTTAGTAAATTCTTGAAAGTCTTTAGTGATATCATCAAAGTTAATGTTGTGTTTAAACGATAAAAAATTTAAAAATTGTGAAAACTTTTCCATAGATTTACTAAAATCCCAATTCTTAATGAAGTCCTCAAAATAAAACATGTCTTTTTGTTTTAAAATATCTTCTGGTGAAATAAATGAAAGACAAGCAAATTGTTGTCCAGCTATAGATTTATCTTCATCTAATAAATCAATATATTTAGCATTTTCTGTCCCATCGGGATTGTGTCTTGGTTCGATTCCTGATGGTGGTCCTTGAATAGGTTTAGAAAAACTCATCTTATAGATTAGTATCTTAATAATATTTAAGTGTTTTTACGAACAACTAATTAATTTAATTTTTTTCTTATTATTTTATATAAAATGAACGGAATGTTAGATTTAGCTGAACTTGTCAAAAGAGCCATCAAATACCTTGTTGAAGGTTTAATGGTTGCTATTGCCGCATACGCCATCCCTAAAAAGGCTCTTAACTTAGATGAAGTTGCCCTTATTGCATTAACCGCTGCTGCAACATTCAGCATTCTTGATACTTATGTACCAAGCCTTGCTGTAGGTGCTCGTTCCGGTGCTGGATTCGGTATTGGAGCCAACCTTGTTAAATTCCCTGGAGGATTTTAAGTATAACTAATTACAATTTATTAAATAATATATTTATTTTTATATGAATCTATTATTACTATTTTTTATTTTATATATTATTCTAATACTAATATCGTCTAAAAGATATATTTATATTTTACCAACTATTCCTATTTACCCTAACAGTGAAAAGGAAGCCTTATTAGTCAAAGAACAAATAAATATTAGAAATAAAAATGATATTGAGTTTTTTAAATTAACTGACCCGTCTGTTAGTCACGCATTTTCACATATATTACCTGAAAATATTACTGATATAGATAATATTATTACCCAAACACATGTGTTATTTCCCATGCTATTTTGTAAATATCTTATTAATAGACCTAGACCATATCAATTAATTACATCCCTGGATATTTTACATTCTAATACTGATAATACACCTTCTTATCCGGCTGGACATGCATATCAAGCATATTATTTAGCACATTATTTCGGGAAAAAATATCCTGAATTACAATATCAATTAGACACTATTGCAGAAAGATGTGATTCTGTTAGAGTAAAAGCAGGTATTCATTATCCTAGTGACGGTACTTTTTCAAAACAATTAGTCAATTTTTTATATAAATAATTTAATATATATTACGCATGGGTAATATATTGCTGTAATTATTACCTTTACATATTGTTCTTGCATTTACATATGATTTATTTATCATATGTAATATTTCATCCTCTCCGTTAATTAAACACCCATCACAACAAAAGTAACAAGTATTTACTCCAATTTTATGATGTATCATGAAGCATTTTTGGAGAGATACTACACAATTAATATTATCACAATGAGTTATTTCTACACTCTTTAATAATTCTTTTAATACAGATCTTAAATTCTCTCTATGCGTGTAGTTATACCCAACTATTTCTATATATAACTCCCTTGGTAATAACTGTTTTATTACTTTCCATGACAATTCAATCGCCATTTTATTAATTTTAATATATATATTAAATACTGTATATTAACATATTCAATTTTTAAATAATCATAATATTTACTCACTACATCCATGTAGTGTATGCATAATAAATAATTATATTTAGTATATATATAATGCTTTGGTTATTTTTATTTTATTTACCTATGATTTTCTCTCAATCGAATAAAATATTACGGTTTAACACTACCAATAATGTTTTGTTAAAAGGAGAAATTAATGAAGATACGTCTAGTAAATTTATTTATGAATTTAATTTACTTCCAGAAAAAAATAATAGTTTAATTTATTTAAACACTCCCGGAGGATCTGTTACTGATGGTATGAAAATCGTATCAGAAATTGAGAAATATAATATAACCTGTGTTGCTGAAAGTGCATATAGCATGGGATTTATTATATTTCAAGCATGTAAAAATAGATATATATTACCTCATGGTAAATTAATGCAACATCAAATGGCCTTAGGTATTAGTGATCAAAAATCAAGAATAGAAAGTTATATGGAATTTATTAATCAGATGGAGAGAGAAATTATTATAAAACAAGCAGAACGAATTAATATTACAGAATCAGCTTTTAGAGAGAAAATAAATAATGATTGGTGGCTATATGGTAGTAGTGCAGTTCAAGAAAACTGTGCTGATGAAATTGTAAATATAGAATGTAGTGATACTTTAACAAAAAAAACCGAAACAGTAGAAAATGGCTTATATAAATACACATATTCCAAATGTCCATTAGTGTCAAATTATATTAAACGAGAGAAATTAGAAGGCGGATTAAATGATTTCTTTTTGCAATTTTTATAATTAAGATATATTATTTACTTAAAGCTACTTAATAAATAATATATAGAATGACTGCATATACACTAGAATATGTATGGATTGATGGTAATGATCAATTAAGAAGCAAGACACGTGTAATGTATGATGGAAAAAAACATAATAATAATATTGAATCTATTCCAAATTGGAATTATGATGGTAGTTCTACTAATCAAGCACGTGGTACAGATTCTGATGTAATTTTAAAACCTGTAGCTATTTTTAGTGACCCGTTTAGAAGGGGGGACTATAACAAATTAGTATTATGTGATACATATGATAGTGAAAATAATCCACATACTAGTAATTCTAGATATAATGCAAATAACATTTTTAATGCAAAATTAGATGAGAAACCATGGTTTGGTCTAGAACAAGAGTACTTCATAAAAAAAGGATTAATACCTCTAGGGTATGACAGCATAAATAAACAAGGACAGTATTATTGTGGTGTTGGAACAGATAATGCATTTGCACGTGAAATAGTTGAAAAACATCTAAGCTATTGTTTATATAGTGGAGTAAAAATATCAGGTATTAATGCAGAAGTTGCACCTGGACAATGGGAATTTCAAGTAGGACCATGTGAAGGAATACAAGCAGGTGATCATTTATGGATGGCTAGATATATTTTATATCGTGTATCAGAAGAATTTGATGTAATTATTGATTTGTCTCCAAAACCTTTAAAGGGTGAATGGAATGGTTCAGGATGTCATACAAATTATAGTACAGAACATATGCGTGAGGGATGTAAGTCCACGCGAAAAACCGGTTTAGATTTTATAAATGAGGCTATTGTAAAATTATCTAGTAATCATAAAGAACATATGGATGTATATGGTACTGGAAATCAAGAACGCATGACTGGAAATTATGAAACTGCTGATTATAATGTATTTACCGACGGTGTATCTAATAGGGGTGCATCTATTAGACGAGGTATTGATACAGTAAAAAATAAATGTGGATATTTTGAAGATAGGCGTCCCAGTTCAAATTGTGATCCTTATAAAGTAACAAGTATTATTTTTAAAACAACATGTTTAGATAATATACCAATAGAAACAGATTATGAAGAAATAGATTTTAAAACATTAACAGATCTTGTTACATGTGCTAATTAATTTATATTATTTGCGAGTTGTGATATTTCTTGTTTTCTTCTCCTACGCATAGCTTTTCTATAATCATATCTTATAGACCAATCACCATAACCAGCACAAGATTCAGAACAAAATATACAGTTACGACCTAATATTACTGTTTCAATTATATCTGGATCTTGAATATTTATAGAACATTCACACATATCATTATCACAATATAATTCCGTAGCTTCTAGTAATTCATGAAATACCTCGTGCATATCCCATTTGTGGTGAGCAAACATTAGACTATTCATAAGAAGTTTCATATTATCTCTATGTTGGGGATCATATGAAAATATTTCATTAACAATTACTTGTGGTAAGATTTTACCAAGAGGGTGTAAGGACATTCTGATTAAATATCAAGGAATAAAGATTAATGATATATAATTTATATAAAAAAGCAAATCAATTTTTTTAAATAGTAGCAATAAATTCCCAATTTAATTCTCCGCAAATTTTTTTAAATAGTAGCAATAAATTCCCAATTTAATTCTCCGCAAATTTTTTTCCATATTTCGTCTTGTTCTATCCGCTTTTCTCTATCTTTTAGCATCGGAAAATATGGTAAAAATTGACTTTGGTCTAGTAATTCACATAATTTATAAACCGTATAATAGTAATTTAAAAAATTAACCCGATCGTCTGGACAAAATTTTGCATAAGGACCTTGAATTTCCATAAACAGATTACATAATGAATCTTCTAATTCAGGAGTCATTACAGGTGGTTTAATGCCTAATTTATCCTTTATAAATGGAATATGTTCGTAATATTTATTATAACCTAATTTTTTTAGAATTTCCTTCGCCTTTTTATTATTTAAAGCTGTTATATCTATTCGTTCCTTTTTAATTTGACTTTTAATATTTTCTAATACTTCATCTGGAATTTGTGTAGTTTCTTTCGCTTGAAATTGTGCTAATATTTCTCTAAAATGGTTTATTCGTTTGTATGCATAAAAACATGCTTCTTTTGGAGGTTCTTTATAAGATGGTTTTTCATTTTCAACAAGATATTGAACATGTTTATAGCAGTTATTGCAGACCATAATTCCTTCATGATCTATGGGAATTAATTCACCTTTCTTACAATATTGACATAGATCTGTTTCAAAAATAAACGAATTTATATCAATAAAAGATTCATCCAAATTAGATAAATATTTTTGAATAGTATCTTTATTTTTTGAATTATCATTTATTTCAGTTGGATTATCAATTTTAAAAAATGAATTTAATAATTTTGTTTTATTATTATCAAGCGAAACCTCCTTTTTATTTTCAAAATAGTCAAATATATGTCTATTATTTGTTAAGTAATAATCTTTCCTTTGTTTTTTTACGCATTTTATTTGCTCATTTATATCGCGAATAGAGTCTTTAATTTCTAGTATTTGTTCAATGGAAAATTGTTCATTTTCCTTTTCTAATAATTTAGTAAAATGTTTCCGCCTTGCTCTTAACTCTGGTAATAATTCAGTTTTATCACTTTCAAATCCTTTTTCCATTTCTTTATGTTTACTATCTAATGTAGTTATGGTTTTTTCATCCAAAACAATTTTTTTGTTTGTTTTATGTTTAAATGACGGCATATTAATACTTTATATAAAAAATTATGATATTCTATTTAATATATAATTTATATTAAATTTATATCAAGTTATAATTTAGTTTATGTTTTCTCTCTAGTATTCAATGAATATTCATATAGATTCTTTTGATACAAGTTTATTACAACCAAATGTTTTAGATATGATGAATTATTTACATAAATATTTAGATGAACAATGGTGCATAAATAAGAAAAATCATTCTTATATTTTAAAAAAACAAAATAATAAATTAGTATTATGTGATGGATTATATATAAAAAATAAATTTAAAATTACTGATGAAAACCCCTCAGAAAAATATATATTATGTTTCTTAGATAATGTATTAAATAATGGATGGACAATAAAAAAACAAGAAAATAATTATATTTTTATTAAAAATCATGAAGGTAAAAAGGAAATTTTTTCAAATAATTATATAAATACATTTATCAAAGAAAATTTTAATTTTAATTTAATTAAATAATTAAATGTAGGTATATTCGTTTTTGTGTAAAAAAAAAATATTTAGCAATAATATAAACCATGGGAGGTGGATTAATGCAACTCGTAGCTTACGGTGCCCAAGATGTATATCTTACAGGCAACCCTCAAATTACTTTCTGGAAAGTCTCTTACAGACGCCACACAAACTTTGCTATGGAATCCATAGAACAAACTTTTAACGGACAAGCCGATTTCGGCCGCCGTGTAACATGCACAATCAGCAGAAATGGTGATCTTGCTTACAGAACTTACCTTCAAGTAACTCTTCCTGAGATCAACCAACACATGAAGAACACCAGCGGTGGTGCTCAACAAGGTGTCTATGCCCGCTGGTTAGATTTCCCTGGAGAGCAACTCATCTCTCAAGTAGAGGTCGAGATTGGTGGTCAAAGAATTGACCGTCAATACGGTGACTGGATGCACATCTGGAACCAACTTACTCTTTCATCCGAACAACAACGCGGATACTACAAGATGGTTGGAAACACCACACAACTCACCTTCATCACTGATCCTTCTTTCAACGATGTTGATGGACCTTGTGAATCCAACGCCCCTCGTCAAGTATGTGCTCCTCGCAATGCTCTTCCCGAGACCACTCTTTATGTACCTTTCCAATTCTGGTACTGCCGCAACCCCGGACTTGCTCTTCCCCTTATTGCTCTTCAATACCACGAAGTTAAGATCAATCTTGACATCCGCCCCATTGATGAGTGCTTATGGGCTGTAGGAACTCTTGCAGACTGCACTGGATCTGGTAAGGTCACAACCGCCTACAACCAATCCCTTGTTGCTGCTTCCCTCTATGTCGACTATGTCTTCCTTGACACCGACGAGAGACGCAGAATGGCTCAAAACCCCCACGAGTACCTCATTGAACAACTTCAATTCACTGGTGATGAATCTGTCGGTTCTTCTTCCAACAAGATCAAGCTCAACTTTAACCACCCCGTTAAGGAGCTTGTCTGGGTTGTTCAACCTGATGAGAATGTTGACTACTGTGCTTCTCTTGAATGCAAGCAAACTCTTTTCAAGGTTCTTGGTGCCCAACCTTTCAACTATACCGATGCTATTGATGCCCTTCCTAACGCCATCCACTCTTTCGGTGGTAAAGATGCCGTAGCCAGCACTACTCAATCTTTCATTGATGTCGACGGTCTTTTCGCTGATGCCGGTGCCATTGATGTTGAAGGTTCTGGATGGTACCATGGCACCCAAGCCACAGGAGGCTACACTCAACCTAATATGGGTAATGGTAATGCTGCTATGGAGAACTCTGGTGTATCTGATGCCGGAACATTCGTCCTTGCCGAAACATCTCTTGACATGCACTGCTGGGGTGAGAACCCTGTCGTAACTGCCAAGTTACAACTTAACGGACAAGACCGCTTCTCTGAGCGTGAGGGAACATACTTCGACCTTGTTCAACCTTACCAACACCACACCAGAAACCCCGATACTGGTATTAATGTTTACTCTTTCGCCCTTCGCCCTGAGGAACACCAACCTTCTGGATCTTGCAATTTCTCCAGAATTGACAACGCCACTCTTCAACTTGTTCTTTCCAACGCCACCGTTGAGGGAACCAAGACTGCTAAGGTCCGTGTCTACGCCACCAACTACAATGTCCTCCGTGTCATGTCTGGTATGGGTGGTCTTGCTTACTCCAATTAAGCATTTTATACATTTCATATTTTTATCAATTTCTGTTAAGATTTTGAATTAAAATAATAATTAATTAATAATAATTATTATTTACTTTAAATACCACATCTTTAATGGGTATAATACTAATAATATATATATCATAAATCCAGATCTATTCTGATTATTTTTATATTTATAACCAAAAATTTCAAAATCCCATGATAATTTATCAAAAACACATCTCTTTTTTGTATTCCATACAACTATTATACACAATACAACGCCTAAATAATATGATAATAAATATTTATTACTTGATAATAAGAGCACTAAATATATTACGACGACAAAAATATAATGATTATACATTAATATATCACTGTTCCAGTTTACAAAACATGCATAAAATGTAGATAATTGACTGAATAATACACTTATTATTATTATCATATCAGTAGTAGAAAAGGTATTATATTTTGACAATAACATCCATAACAATATGATAAAAAATATACTTAATATAACGCATATACTAATTTTATTTTTATTAATCCATTGTTGTTTTGGAGATGATTTATTTAATATTTTAATCATTATATATATTATAAATTTTTTTTTTAACATTTAATACTTAATTTATAATATTCTCATTATAATATATAATATGAAAGGTAGATATTTAGATTATGGACATATGTATGAAGGTAAAATGGTGAGAAAAGAATTAGATAATATTACAAAAAATTCTATTAAATTACATGATCTTCTTCATGATGCGGATGATTTACCAGAATGGGTAAATAAAAAGGTTTTTTTAGCCAATAATTATTTAAAAACTGCAACAGATTATATTGATAGTAAAATTACACACAGAAATCATACTATAAAATCTAAGAAAAAATCTAAAAGAAGATCTAAAAAAAATAAAAGTAAAAAATAAATCCAAATATAATCCAAATAAAAAAATTAATATCCCAGAATTGTGGTTTCCACATTAATATATCTTGTAGTGGATATATTATCATTTTATATGCACCATATGGAGAAAAATAATCATTCCTCCACCATATATTTCCTATTTGTGGTGAAAATTGTATATAACATAAATATAAAATTGTTACTAGTAATTCTATTACTATTAACATTTTCTCAAGTATATATATATAATGGAATCAAAAAATTTATTTTTCGGTTTAGGATCAGTATTAATAATAATAATTATTCTTTCTATATTAGGAGTTTTAGAGCCCAAAAATATAAATCCAGTTAAAGAAAAAGAAGTCATTGTAGAGAGAAGGGGTGGATATTACTACCCTCCTGTATTTTATAACGGAGGACATAGAAAAAATATAGTTTATATTCCTGATATGTACAACAGACCTGATTTTTATAAACACGACTCATATGCAAGACGCAATGCTAGAAGAAATTGGAGAAGAGATGGAAGAAGAAGATATTATAATTAAACAATATAAATATAATCTCTATTATATATTTATATTATGCAGATTTTCGTTAAAACACTTACTGGTAAAACAATCACATTAGAAGTTGAATCTTCCGACACTATTGACAATATTAAACAAAAAATTCAAGATAAGGAGGGTATTCCACCCGACCAGCAGCGGCTAATTTTTGCTGGAAAACAGCTCGAAGATGGTCGCACATTAAGTGACTATAATATCCAAAAAGAGAGCACACTTCACCTCGTACTCCGATTAAGAGGTGGTGAAATGTAATCTCCTTGTATATTTGTTTTGGCTCTAATTAGGAAATAATGAAGTTAATGTATCACAATTACCACCATCAAATTTTGCAACATATTTAACAGAGTTAGGCATTGTATGTTTATCACTATCATAATAAAATTCCCAAGACAGAAATCCAGAAATAGCACCATTTTTAACACAATCATATATATCACCTTCGAATTGTGCATATGTCCCGCGATTAATAGATAAATCTTGTGGAAATATATTAGTAGGTATATTTCCATAACCACCTAAACGATTAGCCAATATATGACCAGCATCACAATTTTGTTCTCCATCATCTTCTAATAATCTAGAATATTGTTGTGTGCAACTGGTTGTTTCGGAACCATTATCTAATGAATCAGGGGTAATAGTTCCAGAGGCTGAAACAACAACTTCATAATTATTATGTAAGTTATAAATATAATTTATATTAGCAGTACCATTACCCATAATTACCTTATTATTACCTTCTATTGGACAGGGTACTGTAGTACATACACAACTAGAATGTGTTAAATTTAACTGTAAAAATAATAAAAAAAAAGAAGCCCACATTATATTATTGATTATATAAATTCATAATATAATATATTTCTAACTTAAAATAAAGCATTTACAAAATTGGTAGTAGCATCGTTATTATTTTGTGTTGTAACTGAAAATCCAGGAAACGCATTAACTTCTATTATTTTTCCTTCTTGAAAGTAAGGAATAGACAAATCAGATGTCATATAATCTATTCCAGAAAAATTTAATCCTAATACTTTATTTATCTGATAAAACAAATTCATATTAATGGGATGAATTTCATAATCATGCCTATATTTATTTTTTGCTCCATTCGAAATATTAATAACATTTGTTACAGTAATCATCTTATTCTTTTCTGGTATATCATTTAATGAATATCCTTGTTGCTGTATCAAATCCTCATTTATGTTTAATATTGGTTTAGAATTCGTTTTCTTAGGATAATCCTGTATTAATGTTTTTATATTACTTATACCATCTCCTATTATAATAGGCTTAATATCTTCACTAGCATAAATAAACTTATCATTTAATATCATTATCCTATACTTATTTCCTTCACATTGTTCTTCAATTATAATTGAATTTTTACCTTTATTTTTTAGATAATCTATTTTTTCTATTATTGTATCATTTGATATTATATTAGTAAATACATCCTCGCCTTTTTGACCCCAACTATATTTTATTACCAAAGGAAATGACAATTTATTATTTATTATTCTTAAGTTTTCATTATTACATATATCATTATTCCATGTTACATAATTACACACAGGTAATCCATATTCAGAAAGTATCTTATTTGTCTTTGCTTTATCTGCAACTAATCTACCTGCTTCTTTGCTATTAAAATTATTATGATAATTAACCTTCTTATTATTTTTTATTAATACCTCATTATCTGTATCTAGGATAATATTATGTTTGTTATAAACATTTTGTTTCATATTATCACTTTGCACAATCATACCCTCAATCGTTGATGTCTTATATAAAAAAATATATATTGCTGCTAATATTATAAGTATTATTACTAATTTTATTAATTCTAATTGCATAATATAATATATATATACTTAAAATTTACATGAATCGTGTAAAATTTCTTGTTTTAAAACGGCAATTCTAGTTAAACTTTTAACTCTAGATAATGTAGATGTAAGTTTCGATAATTCATTTTGTAAATGTTCCATCTCCTTTATTAATTTAATAGAATCTTCACTAAACTGTTGATGTTGTGATTTTCTAATTTTCGTTATAATTTCATTAGGTGACATATCTAGTGGTATATGTTGTTTTCTTTTATATAGTGGATTATTTCTGTTGTATTTATCTATAGGTTTTATTGAGGATCCATTAATAATCAAAGTATTCATATGTCTAATTAATATAATACATTAATTATTTATTATATCAATTATTTTATTATTTTTAGTATATATATATATGCCGAATGAAATTGAAGAATATATTAAAAAAATTACTAAATATGAAGTACCATGGTGTAATTTGATGGGGTTTCGAAATCCGTATATAGATCCATTCTCAACCTATATTTCAAAGCAAATTCCCGACTTTGATTATCAAGCATTTGAAACATATACAAAGCATAATTTTGTATATGATAAATTATGGGTTGCTAAATCACAGGGGTTATTATGTGGTAAATTATCTAATTTAAGACAGAATGATAATATTTCATTGCCTATATTTATTAAACCCAGATGGGGACATGAAACCGCGACCAGTAAAAACTGTTTCAAAATTAAATCATGGAGTGAACTAAATAATTATAAACATATACCTGATATGATGTGGTCAGAATTTATTGATGCTAGAGAACAAATGACAGATTATATATTATTAGATGGAAAAATAGTATACCAAATAACCTATGTTTATTCTGATTCCCAAAACGAATTTATTGATGATTGGAAGTATATTAGTCCAGATAATAAACCCATTCCAAAAATTACAGACTGGGTTAATAGAAATTTATCTGATTTTACTGGAGCGGTGAATGTTCAATATCGTGATGATAAAATTATAGAAGTTGGATTGCGATTAGCCCGAGGAGGTGCTTACATATTAAGCACAAAAAATAAAACATTAATCGATAATATTAACAATGTTGTAGAAAATAGTACATGGAATTATGGACTAGACAATGAAATGAAATTTGACCCATTCTATTCATTTAAATGCTATACCACTTTACCATTATTTTATATCTTCCCACAGTATTATCTAGATCATCTTATGAATAAACATAAATGTATGCCTTTTTATGAGTATTACTTTGAACCCGCTGGTAAAACTGGTATGGTTGCTATTCAATTTATGCATAAAGATTTTAATAGCGGTATGAATGCAAAAAAACATATAGAGACTGTATTAAATTACACTCAATTTCTATTTATATTTTTACTTATAATTTCTCTCATTATTTTCTCATATAAAAAATGGTTAGGTGTAATACTTCTTGTAATTACTGGAATTATTTTTAATACACGATTTATTAACCCACTAGGCGTTCAATATCAACAATGGAAAGCAGTTAAACAACAATTATTTACTTAATTTTTTAATTGTTTCAAATCAATATTAGGGGTCCATAATTTATATATTATATTATTAACATTTCCATGACTTCTATGTTTATCAATATATTTTAAGGAATTCATTTTTGAAATATATTTATTCATTAACTTTATGTTTTTTCTATATTGGTCATATAAACTGTATACAGTTAGTTGTAATACATTATATTTTGTTCTAGATGAAATAGTATCTTTCATAACAATTTCTAGTTTTATTATATCATTTTTTAATTTGTATGTATTACTAGAGAGAATATTTAAGTGCCATTCTCTTAATTTATAAAGATATTTCAAGCAAGTAGATATACCCGATATTTTACTATAAATAGAACTATTTAATACATGAAAGGAATGGTTGCTTTGCCTTTCTAATTCGGGAAGTAACATTATATGATTTTCTGTTACTCCATTATATGTGCTCGTAAATAAATATGTTTTATCTACCATATCTGTAATACTTTTGTACAGTTCATTATTTTCAGCAGTTAATTCTTTAAATTTAAAATCTAATATATTATTAATATTGTCTATTAATGTATAATCAATACCAGTTGGCTGTTCCATATATGTTATAATTATATCACTAACATATACATTATCGTCATAAGTGTAATTTATTAATCTATTATAATATATATCCTTATATATATATTTTATTTTGGTAGAAATATCTCTATCACTATCACTATCACTATCACTATCATCAAATCTCTCTCTTAAATGTTTATAGCTGTTCATGTACTTATGTAGTTTAATTACCACTTTAACTTCCGGGTATTCGTCTATCATATTGGTATGTATATAAGTTAATGTATATTTTATTAAGTATAGTAAAATAATAATTGTATATCAATTTTAAATAAAAAAATTATAAAAATAAAAATTTATATATTTTTATAATTAACTATTTTTATTTATACTTGAATTTAAATTGGAGTGTTAAATAATCTATTCATATTTTCTACTTCTGGTTTATGTTCTGCTGTAGTGAATATCTTGCTAATTAAAATATCATCTCTAAAACGAATACTGTATTTTTTATTTAGTTGGTTTCTACCAATTCGTCCCAAAGCTTGAATAGTTTTTTCTTGCGTCATAGTATTTAAATCCTTACTAATATAGCCATGACAGAATTGATAATTAGTTCCATAAATATAATCAGATGATGCAATAATTAAATATAATTTTTGATTTACAGCCAATTGTTTCATAATCTCTGTATAGTCTGGATCATGATTGTTAGTAAATACACCAATTCCCATCAACAATAACATTTTCCATG